CAGCTGGATCGTGCAACGTACGCTAACGCCGAAGCAATGAGCCTTGACTACATCAAAACAACGCTTCTTCCGATCTTTACATCATGGGAACAGGAAATCAACTATAAACTGTTTACTGAACCAGAAAGAGAAAACTATTATGTGAAATTCAACGCCGCGGCTGAACTCAGAGGCGACAGTAAAGCAAGGGCTGAATACTACAAAGACATGCTCTATGCCGGCATTTATACGCTTAATGAGATCCGCGATATGGAAGAAATGGAATGTATAGGCGATGTAGGGGATATCCATCTTGCATCGCTGAATTATACAGATATTACCGTTCTGAAAGATTTGCAATTAGCAAAAGCGAAGAACGGAACACTGAAAGGAGGTGATGATAATGGGGAAAAGGGAAAGAAGAATCAATCAGACGCAGTTTGAGATTAGGACGCTGGAAGATGGTAAAACTATCATCTTGGAGGGGTATGCTCTCAAGTTTGGGAAACGGTCAGAAGACTTCGGCGGCGTTGATGAAATCTTAGAGCGCGGGTGTCTGGATAAAACGGACATGTCTAACGTCGTAGCGCTGATTAATCACGATCCGAACTATCCGCTGGCAAGAAATACCGTTCGCGAGGGACCCGGGCATCTAAGTCTGTCGGTAGACGACACCGGGCTGCGGTTCAGCTTGATTCCGACCGATACGGCGTATGCTAAGGATTTAATGACGAATATGGCAGCTGGCGTTGTCAATCAGTGTTCTTTTGCATTCACGTTGGCGGAAAGCGGCGCCGACTGGTCATATGAAAGCGAGAAAGACATGTACCATCGGGCAGTCAAGCATATTGAGAGGCTATGGGATGTATCGATTGTCACGACGCCGGCATACCCGGACACCGAAGCGCAGGCTGTACAGCGGTCAATGCAGGAATCGAAAGAAGCATACGTTAATTCTTTAAAAGAAGAGCAAGAAAACATTAGAAAACGAAAGCTCAATATAGAGCTGGAATTGTTAAATCAATAATTGCCGCCGAACGGCGGCTTTTTAAATGGAGGAAGAAGAAATGACAGAAAAAGAAAGAGAATTGCGCCAGAGAATGGCGAAAGTAACCGAAGAAATCCGCGCGTTAATGGCAGATAAAAAACTTGACGAAGCGGAAAGTAAAACAGCTGAATTAAGAGAACTCAAAAGGCAGCTGGAGATTGAACAAACGCTGGCAGATGTTCCGGCAACGGTTCCCCCGGCGGCACGCGCGGCAGAAATCACCGACGAAGAAAAAAGAGATCTTATGTTCAGCGGGCTTGTGAAAGAGATTAAGCGCCAGATGCCGACGGACGCGGAAGCCGAAGTACTGAAAGAAGCAAGAGCCGGTATGAAAGCAGGGGTAGACGCCGACGGCGGGCTTATCGTTCCGCAAGACATCTCAACTAAAATCAACGAACTCAAGAGAGCGTTAAATCCGCTGGACCAGCTTGTCACGATTACGCCCACAACCACTATGACGGGGTCACGCGTCATGGAAAAATGGGCAGAAATGACGCCACTTGAAAGCGTTGATGAAATGGCAACAATCAAAGAAATCGACGGTCCGAAATTTGAAAAAATCGCATACGCGATCAAAAAATATGCAGGCATTCTTCCGATTTCAAAAGAGATGTTGTCTGACACAGACCAGAATCTCATTTCTTATGTGAGTGCGTGGTTTGCTAAGAAAGATGTGGTCACAAGAAATAGCTTGATCATCGCAATCATGAAAACGCTGGCAAAGAAACCTGTTGCTAATGTAGACAGCTTGAAAGACATTCTGAATGTGGATCTTGACCCGGCGATTTCTTTGACGTCCGGTATCGTTACCAATCAGGACGGGTTTAATTTCTTAGACAAGTTGAAAGACTCCGAAGGGCGCTACCTGCTTCAGCCGAATCCGCTCAATCCGACACAGAAACTGTTGTTTGCTCATCCGGTTACCGTTGTCAGCAATAAGTACCTGCCGAGTGCGACATCTCCGAAGAAAGTGGCGCCGATTATTGTCGGGTCTCTGGCGGATGCAATCGTACTCTTTGACCGCCAGCTTATTACACTCGAAGGCACAGGTATCGGCGGGAACTCATTTATTCGCGATTCTTACGATATCAAGGCAATTACAAGGCTTGACGTTAAAGCGTTTGACAGTGCCGCAGCAGTATATGGCGAGCTGACGCTTGCATAAGGAGGTATTATGAGCATTCTGGATGGCGTTAAAGCGTATCTCCGAGTTGACGGAAACCAGGAAGATGAGGTCATCCGGACACTCATTGATACAGCCAAAGCGTTTATTTTGCAGGGGACGGGCGTCGAAGTCAAAGAGACTGACGCCCAATCTATCCTTTGTATGCATATGATCGTAGGTTACTGGTACGAAAACAGAAATGCGGTAGGTCAAGGGGCGGAATTACCGTTTACAATTACCGCCCAACTGCTGCAATTAGAAACGAGAGGTGAATGACATGCTGGTAAAAGCACTAGAGAAAATTATCATAAACGGAGCAATCGTCGATGCCGGCGAAACGTACGACGGAACAGCGGAAGAATTAACTGCCTACATTTCCGGTGGATATGTAGAAGTACTTGAACAGGATGAAGACATGGAAGACGATCCGGCGGACAATCAGAATGAAGAAGTAGATCAGGAAGTAGATCAGGAAGATGAAGAGCCGGAGGAAACCCCAAAGGAAAAACCGAAGACAACGAGAAGGGCTGTCAGGCGCACGAAGAAAACCGGAGCGTAAAGTATGAATATCGGGAAGATGCGCCACAGGATAGCGCTTAAAAAGCCTATTATCGGTGAGGATGTAGGATTTGGCTCCGTTATCGAATGGAAAGATGTCGGATCCGTGTGGGCGGAATTCTTGAAACAACGTATTACCCCGAGCGCGATTATAGGAGACGGCACGGCTGTCTTGATAACGCAAGGGATAAGAATACGGCCACGAGAAATCGAAAAAGGATGGCATGTTGAAGAAAGCGGACGGACGTATAAGGTGATAGACGTAGATCGTTCGGATCCTGCCGTTTACGTATTAACAACAGAGGCGGTAGAAACATGAGCAGGCGCGGAATCGATATCAAGATGTTTTCAGGAGAGGTAATCCAAAAAGCGGCTAACGACATTAAACGCTACGATAAGGAAATGCAAGGGAAAGTCAGGAATGTCATTGCGAAAGGAACGATAGCAGTTATGAAAGCGGCTATTATAAAAGCGCCGATGGGGCCTACCGGAAGCCTGAAAGCAGGAATCCATTCCGAAATGGAACGAGAAAAGCCGCAGGGAATAGTGAAGAGCGACGCCACGCATTCGCATCTCGTAGAATTCGGGACAGTTGAACGTATAACATCCAACGATCCGAGAAAAGGCAAAAAAGCCATGCGAATAAACGATAAATTCGTAAGCGGAGTTATTCGCACAGGGAAGATGCCGAAGCGTCCGTTTATGCGGCCGGCAATGATGCAGGAACGGGGCAAGATTGAAAATGAAATGGAGAAAATATTTCAATGAGACTTATCAGAGACGTACCGTCAACTGTTCTCAGGATGGCGGTTTTTAAATTGCTGAAAGAAGGTCAAACGATACCGATTCACGGCTCAGTTCCTAAGGGTGCAAAACTTCCTTATATCACCTTAGGCGCGGCTACGTTCAAACCGTTATCAAATAAAGATCTGATTATCTGGGACGCATCCTTGAATGTAGAAGTATGGGCAGGGGAGGATGGAAAAAAGCAAGTCAATGAAACGCTAAACGATATATGCGCGCTGATATCTGCTTACGGATGCGATATGGAGCTGCCTCAATATCGGATTAATAGTACACAAATTGATCTGGTAGAGGACTTTCCGGAGGTATCAACAGGCTATCACGGCACAGTAACAATATTATTTACTATTCAGAATTTTAACAAGAAAGAGGTATAAAAATGGCTAAATTATCAGCAGAAGAACTTAAAAAACTCCCAGTATATGAGGGGACATCTATGGCTACAGCGGGAAAAGATACCTTGCTGTATATAGACAAGGCAACAACTACGGGGAAAAAGCCGACATGGGTACTTGTCGGAGGACAGAGAAACTCCCCCGTAGAATACAAAGCAGATTCTATTGATGGATCTCATAAGACTTCCGGCGGGTGGGGAGAAACGCTCGCGGGTCCGAAATCCTGGAGTATCAGCTATACAGGCTTGCTTGTAATGGATGACGCGGCACTGTCAATTATGGAATACGCATTCCATCACGACATACCGATTCATGTAAAAATCGCATATCCGGATAAGACATGCCAGACCGGATGGGTTACCATTTCCGATTTTACAAAGGACGTATCCCACGACGGGGTAGCTACCGTTGCTGCCACGTTAAACGGAAAAGGACCGATTTCTGAAATTGCCGCAGATGATGTTACTGGAGGCTAATTATGCGTAAATCGGTAGAAATCAAAATAGGAGAGTCAAGGTATCAGCTGCTATATACAGTAAGAAGTCTTGAGAGATTTGAGCAGTATCTCGGAACGTCTCTCTTTTCAGTTATAAGTTCCGTGCTTGTTAACGGCGCGGTCGGAATGGTGCAGAGTGCTACAATACACTTTATCATTTCCGGCTTGCGGGCCGGACTTTTAAACCAGCCGAAGAATTTCGATGCTTATGATTTCGTGGATATGTACTGTGAAAATGGCGGAAACATCGGAGAACTCGCAAAATACATTGTAGATGCGGTGGTTGAATCCGGACTTTTTACACAGGGGACGCCGAAAAAAGAGGCGCCGATGAAAAAGAAGAATCGCCGATAAAGACATTTGAAGACTGGATGCGGTATGCAGAACCGATAGCATACCGCATCGGTTTCAAACCGCCTGAATTTCCGCGATTAACGCCGCTTGAATTCTATAGATATCTTGAGGCGAGCGACGAGCGTCGGCGCTTGCAGGATTACAGAATAGCGTACTTCATTTCATGGCTAATGTCCC